AATCTCAGTGTCGGTGTCATAGTCGATTCAATCTCGCATTAATGTCTTTAGTACAGTAAGCTTTGATCGCATCGTTTATAATGCTCGCTTTAGTCTTCTCTTGTTCCTTCGCAGTCTTGTTTAATAACTCAACACTTTGAGGAGTGAGACGAACTAAGAACGGTTTTAGATCACTCATACAAGTCTCCTACATATTTATTACGAACCTTTTTCTTCGGACGTCCGCGACTCCGTGTATCATTCTCATGTTCTTTTGCTACATCACGTGTACACAGGGCAATCATCTTCAGATACTGACTGGCCCCTATCATCTTCAAGCCATGCCCGTCAAAACCCTTAGTCATTTTCCAATAGCCACTTGGGTCAGTGAACTTGTATTCCAACGGTTCACCCTCGTTGAACTCATTACAGATGAGTTTATAGAATTCACGTAATGTTTTGTAAGACATGTTTAATCACCTCTACTGTCCATCCATTACCTAACATCTTATATCTTTGTGAATTAGACACGCCTTCTGTATAGCCATCAGGTACAGTTTGTAATCGTTCACATTCTAATGGTGTTAGTTTTCTGTAATACATTTTATCTTGAGTTAAGACATTATCTTTCTGTACAGATGTTAATGTGTTTGTTTTATTGTCTTCACGCAACTCTAACATTTGTGTATATTCTTTTGAACCAGGCGTAATTTGTCTTCCACGCAATGCACCGCATGCTACTTTAGGTTCAGTATTACCTCCACCATGAGCATTTAATGTTGGTGATTTACCTTCAGAACTATAGATTCTTTTTAATATATCATGTCCATTAATATTATCAGCCATACCAATTTGCATTGGTTTTTCATTGTTATTATTTGATTGTTTTTCTGTAAACGTATTGGATGTATTTACAGGCATTTCTTCCACAATGTCCTTAAGCACAATACCACGATCTTCAGGTTGGGTAATGTTAGGTATATTGGTCCAGTACAATCGTACTCGATTTTGTGCAGACACTAATGCACTGTTAATAATAATCGGTTCAACACCGAGATGTTCTGTAATGACATCCTGATATTCTTTCTTCATTCTGACATTCTCTAGTAGAAAGTATTTAGGATTAGTTTCTTTTAACAATCTGACAAACTCAAAAAACAATGCAGACCTTGGATCATCAAAGTTTAACTGTTTACCCGCAAAACTAAATCCCTGACAGGGTGAACCACCTAACAGTAAATCAATTTTTTCTAAATCCTCACCTTTAACTTTAGTGACATCACCTAGATGTATAGTCTCTGGAAAGTTATTCTGTGTGACACGCATTGCATACGGATCTATCTCTGCTGCATAATAGTTATTCACAGGTATACCTAACTGATCTAAAGCGATTTGACCACAACTCATCCCGTCGAATAGACTTAATACATTCATTTCTTTTTCTTCCCAAAGATACGTTCAAAGTTCTCTTCAAACTTCTTGCGATCGGTTGGTCTTTGTTTTGACCCTTTTCCACCATCACTCATTCCATTTCCTTTTTAATAAAGTCTTTAGGTAAGTACATATAGTCTTCATGTAAGCATGTAGTGTACTCAGCTTCTTCACAATGTGTTTGACACCATTGGGTGGCATGTGCGCAACTCTGGAAGTTTCCAATATACTCTGGTTGAGCCATAGTCCAATACACCACTAATACATACTCAAACATCCTTTACCTTTTCAATCTCGTTATATCTCTTGATAAAGTTAATGTCTTCATTGTCGAGCATATAACCTTTGACATCATCCCACTTCACACTTGTATCGTAGACAATCCGTCTTAAGTTACCACGGATGCCAGGATACGCTGACCTGGGCCTCATCTCTACATACCCTAACTTCATCAGTTTCTGTAGATGGTATTGTATCGTAGGATAAGTCACTTTGAGTTTCTCAGCTAATGTCCGTATACCCACAATACTAAAACCTTGTTTATTACAGTATGCTGCTAATATACTTAATACTCTTAAATTACCTGGTGTTACTTTCTGATCTAAGACTGCTTTAAATGGTATCACTACAAAATGCCTGTGATCCTTGTTTCTTAACTTCTGTATCTGTATCGATTCAGGTATCTTGTATTCCATAGATATAGTATATCTCAAATATACCTGAGTGCAAGTATTGATTTAATCCTTGGTTATGCTAATATGAATGTAACGGGGCCATTACCCAGCCCTCCCGTCGGTAGATAGTGACCAAGGGAATAAACGTGTTTAACCGCAGAGATCTCCTCTATTAGTAGTTTATAAAGGTATCGGGAATCGTGGAAGCGGGCGAATAGCTTACTAGATAAACGAGAACTATCCAGCTTATGCTGTTCACTGATAAATACCTTTTTTTTATCGGGTTAGGTTCTATTACTCCAAGTTATCAACATGACATGCTGACCGCATGCTCCATTGATATATATATAACTAATGATCATGAGGACACCATGCAAGAATCACCATGCATATTCCAATGTAGACTAGAGTCTATAGACAATATCGAGATGTGTATCTCGTGTGGCCGTACACGGGATGAGATTGTCAACTGGCGTGAGTTTGACCAGGTACAGAAAGATATCGTGTTTAAGTTGTCCAACATGCGCTTGTTGGAAAAACTAGGAAAAATTTGAGTGTGACAGATAGAGACAAAGACACCCCCCCCACCCCCCGAAGGTACCCTGTTGTAAATAAACCACATGACACCGATTACTAGCTAATAGTGTTGCATAGATACAACAGTTGTTAGTTTATGAGTTAGTTAAGACATTCAAATCCAACTAGTTATATGTAACTCTCATTAATGGTGTTATGTATCAACCATGCTTAAACTATCTAGTATTTACACCATGATTAAAAAAGTGTTTGACATTTAGATATCTTTCATGTTTTAATTACATTGTGACAATCATTTTAATAACTTAGAAAGGTAACAAAATGGAAAATTCAACACAATTAAATAAAGCAATTGAAACTCAAGCACAATATACATTTGATGTAATTCAAGAGCAAATTGATATATTGCAAAATAAATACTGGAAAATGCATGATCAAATCAGAACAATTGGATTTGATACAACGCACGATCAATTTAAAGCATTAAAAGACTTAGGACAGTTAGCTATTGCAATAGATGCATTAATCACAGCACGTGGACAATTCAGTAAAATTAGATAGCATTCAAGGGGTTGAAATATACCCCTTTTTTATCATTTATAAACTAGGAAAGGTACAAAATGAAATATAAATCAATAGCAGACGCATACAAAGAGTTCAACGACTCCGAAACATTCTTAAAAGGTGATGACTTACCACCATGGTTTACAGACAATCACGGTGATTATGAATGCAACGGAGGTTTGTTCTATTGCGACAATCAGTGCTACATCATCAACGGTGATGGAAACAACTATCTACTAGAAATAGAAAATCAAGCTTACGAGTCAACATCACTTCAAGAACTCAAGAACATCTTATTCATGGATTGGGTTATCCCTAATCAACTAATCAAATTGGAGGTGTAGTCATGGAAAATAAAACTTATCAAGGTTGGACAAACTATGCGACATGGAAAATCAGACTTGAGGTTTGCGAGTTTGACATGTCAGAACTTAGAGAGATCATCGAGAATGAATGCCACGATGTAGTAGCACTGATGAAATACCTCAAAGAATATGTTGAGGAAGAGGTGTTAACTGATGTTAATGAATCAAGCCTATGTGCGTCTTATGCTCTAGCATTCTTAGACGATGTCAATTACCACGAGATCGCAAACAGTTTGTTTGATTGGTATTACGAAGATCAAAAATACAAAGATACCATTGAGTATGCCAAATCTCAACCATCTTATTAAGGAGAAAATCATGGATAAATATGAAGAATTAAAACTTATTCTTGTTGGTGATTCTGATAATTGGACGCATGAAGAGATCAAAGAGCGTGCAACGGAATGTATAGACGCATTTTATACGCTTGCTAGTGCTGAATTAATCTCAGATTTTGAAGATTCACAAATTATTAACGTATTAAAAAAGAGTCACGCCGACGAGTCCTGATTGGACGAAACGCACGAGAGTGCGTCCGTGACATAAACAACCATGAAAGGTTTAATCATGAATAACTTTGATAGATACTTAAGCGACATCAATCCTCAAATGCTAGAAGACATAGCACGTAAACGACGTATTAAAACTCTCATAATGGACGTTTTAGGGGGGTTTATTTTGTTCTTAATGCTAAGCCTAGCATCTTATTATATTTTAACAATCTAAGGGGGTTATATGGACGATAACAACCAAACTCACGGCGGTTATGAGAACGGACAAGATTGGCTCGACGATCTGGCCGTTGAATCATACTTACTCAATAAGGTTGAGATACCGAAAAGTAAAGAGGGGGCATCATGAAAAAGCCACTTGTTTATGTGGTTCTCGGCACTGTTATTGGCGCGGGAATCTATGATCTTGCAATTAATTTAAGGATATCTTATAATAGGGATACCCCTGAAGTCTATTGTAAAGAGGGGGCATTGTTTGAACAAGTACATAGAGATACCAAAATACTTGTAAAGACAAAACAAGAATGTTTAACAGAAACCATGAAAGGTAAACACGATGACAAAACAAGAAGAGAAAACTCTACTCAAAACTAAGGTCAGACAACTCATTAACTACGTCTTTGAACTCGAAAGACGTGGTGAGATTTCAATGGATGACTGGTTTGCAATGGTCAATGATCTTGACAATTTCTTAGAACTACTAAACGAAAGGGAACACAATGGTCGGTAAAGTCACACCGAACGACCAGTTATCCGCTTCTGAAGTGCCTGTATTAATGGGTGCTTCAAGGTTTATGACGGTCAACGAACTACTAAAACAAAAGATGGATGTTATCTCAGGCATTGAGCCACCATTCAAAGAGAATGAATCAATGTTCTGGGGCAATACGCTTGAGACCACCATCTTGAACGAATCATGTGCCAGGTTAGGTCTTGGCAATCCTAAAACAACACATACAAAACCATATTTTCATAAGAAAATACCAATTGCATGCAGCCTTGATGGCACTGTCACAGGTGATGATCGAGTCATCATGACAGACATTGAGAAAGGCATTGTGTGTGTCAACGCTGATGAAATTAAGCTTGATGGCATGGGTGTAGTTGAAGCCAAACTAACTGCACATGAAGTCGAGTCAGCAACAGAACTGCCACTGTATCGTGGGCCATTACAATTGCAAATGCAGATGGACATCACTGGTGCAAAGTGGGGTGCAGTGTGTGTCTTGTATAAAGGCACAACTCTAAAAACTTTTGTCTATCAAAGAGACGAGGAAGTGATTGCTAAGATTCATGAAGCCGTCATTGATTTTCAACGTCGCTTGGACAAATACAAAACCAACGATGAGACTGAATGGTATGACATCCAGGACACAAAAGAAGCTGCATCAATCTTTGATGAAGCTGAAAAGACTGAGATTGATTTATCTGATAAAGCCGATCATGTGAGAAAGATTGTAGAAATCCGAGACATGATTACTGAATTAGAAGAACGTCAAAAGGAACTCGAAGTCGAGATCATGAAAGACATGCGTGATCATGCCTATGCAAAGGTGGGTGATTTTCAAGTCACCTGGACAATGATTAACTATAAAGCCACACCTGAAAAGGTGGTTCCCGCTAAACCCGCACGAACAATCCGTGCATCTAAATTACGAATCAGGGAGATCGGCAATGGATGATTTACAGTACCTCTATGAAACGGTAGTACGTGAAGAGGAATATGAGCAAGATAAAAAAGATGATGAGATGTTTGTAACAATCATCAAGCGTCGCATCGTTGATAAACGTAGACGTAACCAATTAATATTAACTTACTTTGGAGATAATTATGACAGAGAAAACTTTGGGGATTGCTAAGGCTTTTGTCGAGGCACAAAAAGAGTTTGCCCCAGCTCTTAAAACATCAACGAACCCACACTTTAAATCAAAGTATGTGGACTTAGCGGGTTGTGTAGAAGCAGTGATTGATGCCCTGAATAACCATGGTATTGCATTGATACAAAAGACTCATGATTGTGAGAATGGTGTCAAAGTAGAGACTATATTTATGCATGAGACTGGTGAACAGATCTCAGGTGGCTTGATTCATGTACCAGCTGATCGTCAGAATGCACAAGGATATGGCTCAGCGTTAACCTATGCAAGACGTTACTCATTGATGGCTGCTTGTGGTATTGCGCCTGAAGATGATGATGGCAACCAAGCCACACAATCAATGGCAAACAAACTACCACCATCAAAGGTACCTGAAGTAAAAAAGTTTTAAGCCTCAATCTACCCGGCAAGGAACCGATTGAGGTGAAAGACAAGGATGCCATGAAGAAGACTATGATTGAGATGTCACACAGAATCGGTGATAGTCAACTGCCACCTGAAGCAAAAGCAAGGAAGTTAACTGAATTCTTTGAGTTAAATAAGATGGCACTCAGTGCATTAGGCCCTGATACATTCATGGATATTAAGAATGCGATCAGTGACATACTGAG